TTCACAAGGTATACCCGTCATATTGCTTATAATAGTAGCAGGTATATTGCCTCCTCTTGTAATGCCTACGATGTAGTCTGGAGTAAAATTACTTGTGTACATAGTAGTAACAATTTCTGTACACATTGTTTCAATATCTTGCCAACTATAGTAATGCTTTTTAACGCCCATTCAAATACTCCTCGCTTTCAATCCACTTGTATCCTGTAGTTTGCATAGTTGAACCAAGTACAAACGGAAGAAATCCCCAGCTCTTTGCTTTCCTTCCCATGTAAAATAAACTCCAACATGGTATTTCATTGCCGTCTGCATCTTTCTCTAGTTCTAACCAATGTAGATCGTCTGATCCTCTGTATCTAAAATGTCCAGGCCCACGCCATACTTTTGTAGCACCGCATACATGACCTTCTGGTGTGTAAATAGGAATATGCTCGTAATACCCACCTTTTAAAATTAGTGTTGCATATGGCCAAGGATGATCATGCAACACTTCTTCGTCACTTTTTAGAACTTTATGTAGTGTAAAGTTAAAAGGAAACCAAGTTCGATCTTTTAGAAAAAGATAGTATCTTACTAGATAAGGAATTTTACCTGCCCTGTCGTAAATTACTCTTTTCCTGTCTTTAAAAAAACTAACCATTTGCTTTCTTCTTCCCCATCCAATCTTGATGAACCATTTTATAAGTCATTTTGAAATTGTCGAATGCTTTACTTAAACCTGGATATTCTCTACACATTGCTTGTATTTTATTTAAAGTAGGCAATTGGTCTACAAAATCTACTGGCTCGTGTGTAGTTAAAGTGATGTCATTATCAAATTTTAACATATCGTCACTCGTAGAAATTGTAAATGTTGATGCAGGATTATTACCAATTGTAAGTGTATCAGTTGACCAGGAGCTCATTGTAGTCGGACTTGCTATATAACTAGTATCAATAGTATCACTTACACCAGTAAGTTCTATAGTATAATCATTATCATTTGTAAAAATGTCTAACTGTTCTTTCCAATCATCGTTATTACTCACCTTTAATCTCCTCGTAAAGATCTTTACCGCTAAAAAAGTTTTTCTTAAGTTTATTAGTTTGTTTTTGCAATGCAGGAAGATAGTCTTCATAGTTCTCCATGTACTCTATAATCTTATCGATTATGTCTTGCTTATGTAACAAATAAGTTTGAAAATCTTTAGTCCATTCACTTGGATACTTAAATGTATCTGTAGCCATTTCTGAATAGCTAAGTCTGTCTGGTACCATAGGAATTGCATCAACTACTGCGCCTTCATACCAACTAATACCTAGTGTTTCCTGTAAGTTTGCACTAAACACCATCTTAGCTTCACCAAGTAAATTATGATATTCATTTTTTGTTAGTTGTTGTTCTTGACACACAATGAAATCATATTGTGGAAGTGACTGTCTAAGATCATTAAAAATATCAACTTGTTTTTCTGGAGCAATTCTATGAGGAAACAATATTACATCACGTTTTTCCATATGTCGATATTGCTCTAAAGAAGTACAAAGATACTCCATAGGCCAACCAACTCGAACATTTTTTCTTTCAAAGTCTAACTCAGCTGATGCAAAGGCATCTTCAAACATATTAATATGAAACTCAGTTGCAAAAAAATTATGATCATAACATTCATACATGCTTGCTTCTGCATGCCTAACCCATGGTTTATCACCTATAAGTCTACCTAAAAAGTCTTGCGGATCATAACTACCTGCATGCCACATGCCACCGATATAAACTTCTACACCTAGTAGCTCAGCCATATAACGAAGCTGTATAACAGTAGGGTTCCAAGCGTCAGTGTATAAAAAATAGTCGCCATCACTAATCTTTCCTTTGCAGAAAAGCTCACCGATCTGTTCGAGTTGTTTTGACTTATACACATTGGTGCCTCCAAAGTTAAGGAATGCACCAGGTGTAGTTGCTTGCGGAGTATCTCCACCACTTATAACCACAACTTCTTCATTTGTAGCTCGCTTTAATTGCTTTGGAAGATACTCTTTCCATTGTGCAGTGTAACGAGTATCAACTGCTTCGATATCTACAATATGAATTGTCATTAGTTACTTCCTTTTATTAAAGCCGGCCTTCTTAGCACGAAGCCAGCCACGATATTTCTCGTAAGCCTGCCAGTTAGGATCGCCCTTTTTATAAAGAGCTTTTTCATCAAACTTTTTCCCTTCAAAGCGGCAATAGTCGCGATAAGCGTCGAGGTCGTTGAAGATCTTTGCCACAACCGGGTTTTTAATAGACATAGTATAATTCTTCCTTTTGTCATTAACTATTTGGGTAAAAAATTGAACAGCCGTTTTCGTTATCTTCACTTACTTCAATTTCGACAAAACGGCCAGGATGTCGATTTGAAATTTCTTTATACAGTTCATCTGCAATCATTTCGCAGGATTTATGATCTAAAACCAGCACTTGACCTTCAGCGGAATCACTGTATAATCTTTCGAGCCATCGTTTGAACTGAATGAATTCAATGTCTCTATCATCGTGGAACACCTCAATACGCACCCTGAAGTGGAAAATATGACGATGAGGATGACCAAGAAAACTAACATCATCCCACCCACCTGTTGCAAGTTTGGGATCATCTAATGCTGCCGGATAACAATGAACACCTTCCTTTGTAAATGTAACCCATATACTTCGTTGTGCATTATTTAGTGCATTTTCTTTTTTCATTTTAGCATCTTCCTCTCGCATTCTACGCCCCATGTAGTTGTGATATGATTCACGGATTTCACTAGTTGTATTATTTTCATCATCTTCAAACATGTTATTAGTATACTTTCATTTAATAGGTTTGTCAAGGCCATATTTGGACCAATCAGTAAATTTATTTGCATCCATTAGATCGTGTAGTCTATGACTCCATACACCTGGATTAGTTTCAGCAAACCCTTTGTCGTCAATCTTAACCATAGTGTTGTAGTTCCATAGTTTTACATGTGGAATTGGTACACGAATTTGCGGAATAAAGTTGTTGTATTCTGTGAGACCGTCTTCTAAAATCTCTTCTGCACAAGTAATTGGAATATCTAAACTACACCAATAATCTCTTTTTAAAAAGTATTCGATCATTTCTCCCCAACCAGGACCAACTTTATTTGCTTGCACACTATGATTAGCACCAAAGAAAATATGTTCTACTTGATTATATGCCAATAGTTGTTCTTCGATATCTTTAACAGGTTGTACTCCTGTTACAAACAATGTATACATACCATATGCAGGAGTATGCTCTACTTCTGTACCAGTAAAGTATGTTACGTTATCAAATTCTCCTGCGTCATAGTCACGTTTCATGATATAGGTCCTAGCTTTACTAAGTTCTTTTCAACTCGATGTATTTCATCTTTAAACCAAAGTTTTTTAGTTTTTAACATAACAAGTTCTTGATCGGGCATTAACTTTTTATATCCTTCGCTTATTTCGTTATCTAATTCTCTATGCTTCTTATAAAGCTCTTGTAAGTATACTGCATATTTTTCATGCTTCGCTGTGAAGTTGCTCATCCTCTAGTACCTCTAACTTTTCTTCATTAAGTTCTAGCTCTTGGTCTTCTTCAATAGTATCATCTGTTTCAAATAACGAATTAAAGTACGTCTGTGCATTTACTGTCTTTTTACCAATAGCACCTCTAGTACCTGGTATTGACATCCAAAACTTTGAAAACTCTTCTATTACTGCATTCGCTTCGTCTCTACTGTCAGTTGCGAATATTGCTTCCACAACATCTCTAAAAAATAACCTGTCGAACCGTTCTTCCACAAGCATGTTTGGAATGATTCCATTGTCGTATTGTCTATTTGCTTCTTGTACTGCATTGATATGGCTCCATACATTATGACCCATTTGGATCGCATATGAAAAACTATCCCAAGATGTTTTTCCTTCTTTACCTATTTTATTTAGATCTCCTGGACCATATATGCATATATCTTTGGCTTGTAGTTCAGCAGTAATAGGAGAATCTTTAAAACTAGTGTGCTTACCTTCTCTTACAAATGCACTACCAAATGGTGTAGTATCTTGTGCTAATCCTTTGTCATCAATACTAGGAACCATTCGATATACCCACTTTGATCTATCTTGTGTTTCTAATTCACAATAAATTTGTCCGTTAGCTGTAGCAAGAAACGGACTAGCACAATCAAATGTAATCATAAAGTTTGGATTGTGATATTTACGAACTGCTCGTTGTATGTCAGTTAATAACGTAGCCCATTCTAATTTAGATGTGCCTAAGAAGTGCATTACGTCATGTATACCTGTTTCCAGTAGTCCGTCGAATCTCAATGCAACTAGACGTTTAAGAACCAAATGCACATCACACATATTCTGTCCACCCATTGACCAACCATTAAAATGTGTGTCTGGATAAACTTTAGGATCACAGTAGTCTTTCATTTGATTGTACCAATCATCTGCGTCTGCGTGATTCTCTCCTTGTAATACATTTAAAAACTTACAAGCACCTGTTCTATGCTTCATGAAATAATCATTGTTAATACGTGTCGCGGCAACTGCTTCTGCATATGTACTAATACCTGTTGCTTTTGCACCTTCTGGAGAACGTGAAACCCAAGCTGGAATATCAAGTATCATACCATAGTCCATATAAGCATCCATCCAACGCAATACACCATCACGCTTCTTTTGTGCTTTTGGGCACTTAGGATCCTTCCAGTCGCCTTCCCAAACACCTTTACCAATTTGGAAGCCACCTGAGTCACCTAGTAACCAAGTGTTTGCTCTATCTCTATCACGAACCATATCTTCCTTAGGTACAAACTTAGTTGTATCTAGATCAGCATGTCCTGCAGAATACAAACACCATTTGTATTGGAACATACCTTCTTTCTTGTTAAGATAGTTTAAGCTTTCAACACCATTAGGAAAGTTGCTAGGCACTCTAGTCGGATCAACATACGGACCTTTCACAGGATCAGGATGTCGCTGTTTACCAATATAAGTTGCAAAGAACCCGCTAAGTGCTGGTAAAAAAGTTGCGTAATCCTGTTGTGCTTTTGTTAAGTCTGTATTCATTATTTTCCCATATTCATTGGTGAATATTGTTCACCATTATATTGAGAACCAGTTTTGTTTGGTCCAGTCTCAACACCGTTATTACATGCAAATACTACAACGCAAAGAAAAAACGCACTCCACATTAAGCCTTTCTTAGACCAAGCTATAAAGCCATCCATAGCTTGTTCTGCTTGTTTTTGTGCTTGTTCTGCTGGAGTCATTTATTTGCTCTGTGCTGGAAGTATGTAATCATATTTTGCTAAACCACTATCTATACTAATTTGCATAGCACCTTGATCACTAATACTCATAGTAATATCACCATCTAAATTTAAGATAGCTTGTACTTGTGCAACAGGCCAACTCCATGTATGAGCTAGTGTACCTTCAATACCTGCTTCAAAAACAAATGTACCTGCGTGTGTACTTGCATCGCCAAAGCTAAAAACTAAATCGCTGTCTTTAGTTGAAACATTAAATGTAGGTTCTTCCGAATGTGCCGCACTTTGCAATTTCATTCTGCCAATTGCTGCCATGCTAGGCTGAAATGTAACATTCCATGTTGCACCTTTAAATTTTACACTTTTAAGTTTTTCTTCAATGATCTGTTTATTCATAAATCGATAATCATTTTCAAAATCACCACTTGCGTTTTCAAAGTGTATATGTGTAGGAATAACTTCACCGTTTCTATCAGCAGTTACTACATCAATTTTAGCATCTTTTTGATACTCAGGATTTTTTAAATGTAATGCTAGTTTATCTAGGTTAGGCATTCCAAATGTTCCGTTGAATTCTGATACAGCTGAGTGTGTAGTAGAATTTAAAATTACAGAACGATCTTCTGCCATACTTTCGATAGTTGTTGCTTCGCTTTCACTGTTTACCTTTACTAAGCTTAAAAAGCCTAGTGCGTGGGTTTTAGCAACAACGTCTTGTAAAATGTCTTTCATGCGGGTTCTCCATTAGTTATTTTAAGTATAATGCCTTTATCAGCGTTTGTCAAGTAGTTTTCTATACTATATTTAGGTTTAAAGCCTAAGCTTTTCATTTTTTCTGTATTAGCACATGTAAATGTCCTTTCGTTCGGGGTATTTAGACGAATAGGAGCATTAGGTGCTAAATCACGGACTCTGATTGGATGACCAGATCCAATGTCTAATACTCCTTTGACATGAGGTTTATTAATTAGTATTTGTATAGCATCGCAAACATCATTAATATGTATGAAGTCTCGATGATGATTAGTTACGTATTCTAATTCATTGTTAAAAAGTTTATCAAGAAACATTCCTTTTCTTGGAGTGTCACTCCACACAGTATGAAATCTCATACCTAATGTATTCGGATAGCGTTCTGCTAATTCTTCTAGTACATATTTACTTGCCGCATAAGGATTTAAATCGGGTTCGTATGCACTCGAACTGCTAGCATATAGTATACGTGTGTCAGGATAACGTTCAAATAGTCTTCTACTTGCTTCTACGTTGTTATGCCAATATGCACCTGGATTATTAATGCTTTCACGAACACCAGAACGACCTGCTAAGTGTATAATTAAATCAAAATCGATATTAGGTAAATCACAAGTAAGCAAGTCTTGTCCGTCTAATAAATCGATACCTACTACGTCAGTGTGTAGTAGTCTTTTATACAATCTACTACCAATAAATCCTCTATGACCTGTTAGTAATATTTTTTGTACTGCTATCATGATGCTATTCCAGACTCTTGAAAAAATTGTAGATATTCTCTTGTTTGCTGCCAACTACTTACTGATCTACTGTGGTTCACAACTTGTGCTAAAGGATAATCGTTTCCGTCCTTATCCATTCTGTCTCCGAAGAAATATTTAGTATCTTCGGCATCAAAGTCTTTTATAATTTGTGCTTTATCAGTGCCGACAGGTGATATATCGATACCTGTTTCTCCACCTACTGTCGCCTTAATCTTAGGAAACAATGCATTGAATTGTCTTGCAATTATTTCACGTTCAGAAGTTAAAGAGTCATAAACTACGTATTCTTCTCTTTGTTCTTTTGTTGCATTGCGGCCAACAACACTGAAATTTACCATACCAGGACGATGTTCAAAATGCAATCCTGTTCGTAAGTTGAAATCACTTTCTGTAAGTTGAATACTAAGCCACTCGTGTGCATCTTCAGGTAACACCCACTCGTTAGTTCTAACATTTATGTCTTTCTCCCAAACATCATTGCCATTACAGTTATAAACACGGTTACAGCTATTGTAAATTGTTTCACCTATTTGCTCAAGTGTTTTTGGACGATCGCTTCCGGTAACAAGATAAACATCATTTGATTGACAAAATAACCTAAACCAAACAGCAAACCTTTTATCAATTGCTTGCCTGCTCGGAGTTAATGTTCCGTCTACGTCAAAGATAAATTTATTTTTTCTTTTCAACTTTCTTTTTCCTTTTAGCATACATACCGCTAGTGTATTCTACCTCTTCAGATCTAGCACCGTATGGATAAACTTTAATTTCGTTGCCTTTAGCTAACCATTCGTCAATTAACTTTCTATCTTTTTCTAATTCTTTTTGTCTTTCTTCTGCTTCGGTCATTTTTTCTCCGCATCAGCTACTTGTGAACGTAAACCACTTGTGCTGAATCGGTGATCTCGCTTGTTAAAATGTAAATCAATATCTCTACTACGACATATGTCCTTACCTGTAAAATCCTTATCGCGATATTCTTCTCCTAGTATTCTAATATTAATTGGATACATTTGTAAAATATCTTCTAGGTCTTCTTCAGTGCCATAAGGAATAATTTCGTCTACATACCCAACTGCTTTAAGTTGTGTATAACGTTCAACAATGGTTTGTATTGGAGAATTTTTATCTTTTCTGTCTACGCTTGGATCAACTTGTAATCCAACTAATAGATAATCACACTGTTCCTTTGCTTCACGCAACATAATTACATGTCCTGCATGTAATAGATCAAATGTACTACAAGTAAATCCTACTTTCATTAGTGTTTCCTCTTACCGTCAAACACACAGACAAAATACATATCTTCGTCATTCAAGTTTATTACTTTATGAAATACACCATCTTGAATAGGTACTACATCTCCTGCTTGTACTTTAATAAAATCGTTATCTAATTGCATTTGTCCTGCGCCTTCGATGAAGAAATATACTTCTTCTTGCCCATCATGACTATGTCCACTTGTTTGTTTATGACCATGCAATCTTGTACTACTAAGAACTAGTGTGTTGCCAAACGGATTATCCTTAACAATATACCTGTCATCTTGTTTTGCAATATAACCACCAATGTCCTTAATATCTACTTTCATTATTTCTCCTTTTAAAAAATATCCATTAAAATAAAACTAATACAAAACCATATAATAAGATATTCCATTATTTTTATTCTCCGAAATCAAATAAGCTATTAAAAGTATTGTTCTGCTTTGTATCTTCTAGTGGATAGTTAAGCACACCAATCAAGTTATCTAGCTTGTTATCAATAATAGTTTCTGCCATTGCTGAATCATCAAATGGCAGTTCTTTAAACCAATCAGGTATATGTAGCTCGTCTGTTGGATAAGCTACACTAGTATATCCTAGTGGATTTTGCTTTAGCTTACAAACAATAACTTTCATACCATCGACAATTTCTTGCGAGTACTTGTCACCGTTCATTCGCTTTAGTGTGTTCCAGTTAATACTTGCTCTAACATGGCCTGGCATATTTGCTTTACCTTGTTTTTCTTCTAGTCGTTGATAATGCCCAATTTTATTTGCACGTTTAGGCGACCCTTTCTCCCAACCAGGACGTTCACTAAATTCTTTACGGAATACAGTAATACGTTCTAGTACACCTTCTACCGGCTTGTCTGTTAATACCATTAGTAGTAGTTCACTTAAAAACTCTTGCATAAACACAGGAGTATCTGATCTACGTAAGTCTAAGCCCATTGCTTTTACTTTGCCAGGCTTGCCGTCTATGTCTGTTCTAAAACCTTCGTTGTCAATTACTAGTGCAGCATAACGCTTTTTAGTAATATACAATCCTGACTTTGCAACAATTTCTCTACCTGCCGCAATTACATCTGCTCGACTTGCTGGACAATGAAATGCTTGTGCCATAAACTTTGTAAACGTACTATCTACTGCTTCACTAACTTGGTCATATAATTTAATAGCGTTTTCAGTATTCCAAGGAACTTTGCCTGAGTCTATATCAGCTTTAAGTGTTGGATATGCACTAAAGTAAACAGAGTCTGTATCACCATAAATAACTGCTTCGCCTGTGTGATCATATTTTCCAGCAATAACATTATTAGCTTCTGCACTCATGTGCTTAACAATAGTTCTGCCACTTAGTGTAGTAGACTGACCGATACGCTTATCAAAAAAGCGACAGCCAGGGTTGAGAATAGCGCCGTACAAACTATTAAGATTAATTTTTTTAACAAGCTGTCTTTTATCCCAGTATTCTGTTTCAATGGCATTCCCTGCATCCTTTGCTTTTTTAAGTTGTGCTTGCAAGTCTTTACGTTCACTATACCAGCGTTTTAATAATCCAGGAATAACACCTTCGTGTTCTGTTGTAAAGATTGTACCGTTTGAACTAAGCATCCACGGCTTGTTACTATCAAAGATTACTTTGTATATTTCAGCACCACTCATTACCTTTGATTCGCCGTTTTCAAAGTCGACAGTTAGTGCAACATCTTTACGTTGCTCCATAACAGCTTCGTATTCTTCTGTTGAAAAACGTCCTTCCCAGCTACCTGCAAATGACTTTTTCTTTAAGCCCATATCTTCTGTTACACGAGCATCTGAAATATCAGGACGTATCTGTCCAACAATAGTTGCCGGATCCATATTCAATGCACGAATTACACTAGGATACAGACTGTTTAAGTCCATACTTGCAATCCATTTGTGTAGTCCTTTTTTTGGAAATGCTACATAAGCGCCTGCAGCTTGTGTGTTTTCATCATCACGTTTTGCACGATTAGGAACTTGCATACCTCTATGATGTGCTTCGTTAACAATAGCTTGCTCTGTAACTGCTACAGCACCCATAGTGGTTTGTAGCAATACAGTGTTTGCATGAGCAAGTTCGTTACTAAGATCAATAAATCTTAGTTTTTTGTCCAGCTTGTCCAGTAGTGCGGTATCTTGTATGTTGTATTCGATGAACTTTCTAAAGTCATTGTTGTACAACTGGTCCAAAGTGCCTTCATAAGGAACTTTATTTTCACCAACTTCGATTTCGCCAATAGCATCAAGTCTATATGTATGTCTTTCTTCATATGTGTATTTACGATATAATTCCAAACTATCTAAATGCACTCTGCCTATTAGGTCAAAGGTGACAGCTGATTTACCATACTTTTCATATTCACGTTTCTTAGGCAACTGACCCCACAGACAAAAACGTCTTGTGTCGTCTTTGCTGAGTACACGACTTGTTCTATTAACAGTATACGGAATATCATAACCTTCACTATTCCAACCTGATAAAATATCAGCGTCTTCAATTAGTGTTAAAAAAGTGTCAATCATTTCACTTTCTTTTTCAAATAGCATTACGTTTTCAATGCCTTCAAGCTCTGCTTTTGCTTGATCCATTGTAAGTGTCTTAGGAGGAACTGCTAAACATACCATAGTTTCCATCCATTGCAAATATACACTTATACTTGTAATAGGCATAAATGGATCAGCAGGATCAGCAAATCCTCTTTCAGGATCAAAGTCAGTTTCAATGTCAAAAAATGCAATGTTTAGTTTAGGAGCATCTTGATTAAGATAGTTTTCACTTAAACATTGGAAGATAGGATTGATGTCGCTTTCGAATAATTCTTTGCTTTTGTTAATAGCAACTTCTTTTCGAAAGTCTTTTGTGTTTTTACAAACTATTCGTGTAAGAGGATCTCCGTAAACACTTTTATGTTTACCTCTAGGATCTTTGTAATAAAAAGTATATTTTGCTTGATATTCATGGTAATGTCTTTTACCATCTTTGCGTTCTACAACACGAATAATATCAGAATCGCGATCAAATAGTGCGTCTACGTAACTCATTTATCTCCTTCGTTGCTTATGGCCAACTTAACCTTCTACATGCCTAGCTATTGCTTTTGGCGTTATAATTATTTATTACAGGTACAGTGTTTACCACCATAAAGCGGCAACTCCATAACCAACTACATTAATAACAGCAAAGTAACCTGTTAGTAACATTACCCAAGCGGCTCCTCTACGTACTGCGGCGTAGCATTGTGTAACCGATCCTACAAAGAAGAACGGATAGATAATTAGCATGTTAGGATCTATAGCATTAAATGCCAAAGTCAAACTTGCTATAACTGTAAAAATAAAACTGACAAGTTCAAATGCAAAAGCAACCTTATCACTTTTGTAACTATTGATCCAAAACTCTTTTATTTTTTGCAAAATTATTTGTCCTTACCAACAGTAACAATTAAAGTTTCTAAGTCGTCAAATTCATCTGCAACTTTAGCCCACTCACCTTTTTGTGCAATTTTAATTGCTCTATTAATCATTGAAGGTTTTACATCAAGTTCTTCTGCTACTGCTTTTACAGTATCTTTTAAACCTGCATTTAAATCTTCAATTTCTTGTAAAACGGTAACACCTTCGTTTACCAAACGTTCTAGTTTAGCTTTTTCTTCAGGTCCGTATGTGCGATCACTCATAGTTTTCTCCTTATAGTTCTTTGTATTATACTATAAGTTAGCTACTAAGTCAAGTGTTTTTGTGTTATTTGGTAAGGTTTATTCTATATTCAGCGTCAACTTCTTTATTGTATACATCAAGTGAAGCCTTAATGAATGATTGTACGCCAATAAGAGTGGTATTTTGTTTGACTAATTTATCTATTCTTTTTATTGCACGACGAAGCTTCTTATGTTCTTCTGTACTATCATCAGCTATATGTTTTAAAGCTGCTGCATCTTTTGCACCTATTTTAAAAACTTCTTGGAATATTTGCTTTATAAGTGTCTTTTTTGTAGCCATAGGATAGTTTTTCCAGTTATCCCCTGTAATCCCTTGATCAAGTACAACCTTGCTAACTATATCTGTACTAGCGTCATACCCTTTGTCTCTCCATACTTGTTCGATACTTTTACCAGAAACCTTTTGATACCATTGTTTAAAGCCAGCCATATTTAAATTATCTTTTTCTTTAAATGATTCTTTATAGAATTTTTCAGCATCGCCAGTAACGTCTGTCATATCAGATTCAACTTCTGACCATTCATCTTTATCAAAAATATTGCTTTTTAATATTTGAAATAATTTAGGCAATCCAATAAAATCATCTGAGAAACTTTTTAATCCACTTGTTACTAGTTTCTTTCTTTCAGGATCCCAAGGCTTAGAGCTGTTAACATCAAGTATAGTAAGATTTGCTTTTGCTGCTTCAGTAGATAATTTCTCTAATAAGTTGTAAATGTCTTGCCATGTGCGTGGAGTTTTATCAGTTGGACCTAAAATATTAGCGTCATTTAATTCGCTAATATAGTAAGTAATATTTGTTCGCTGAGATTTGATACCTATTTCACGTGTGATTCTAGATACCCAACGATTACGTTGATCTTGTGATGTAAAATTTTTTGCAAGGTAATCTTTATTTTTATAGATTATTATTTTTTCAAATTCTTGTTGATTAAATTTAGATAATAGACTTTCTAAGTCAGTAATATCGCCTTTTTCGAAATAATCGTTTTCCAGTAAGATATCTAAGACTTTCAATGTGTCTACCCACCATTTGCTTGTGCATGTTTATTAGCACTGTTTCTTACATTAACCTTATGATTTCTGCCTGCTCTTACTGACGATATTCTTTGACCGTTGTAATAAATGTGTATTTGATTGCCTTGCTTACGAGTAACATATCCTGTTGGTAGTCCAGACACTGCATACGGTGCTCCTGGAAGCTCTGCAGTCTTAGGCGTTTCTACTCCAGTCTTAGGCGTTTCTACTCCAGCTTTTTTATTGAGAAAGTTTTGGACTGTATCTAAATCAGTAGTTGGACCAGCTTTTGCATTCGGATCAGCTTTTGCATTTTGACTATCATCAAATGGTGTTCCATCTTTGTTTACAAAAAATATTTGGCCTTGATCAGTTGAATCACACAATACTTTGGTTTTACCAATCATAACCATATCACCTTTTTTGCATTGTTTCTTTTTAGTCATTGCATCACTAAGATCTGTGAATGTAGCTGTTGGTGTAGCAGTGTCATTCCATACTGGTGTCATTCCTTTAACCGCATTTGGATTAACTGGTTTATTAATTTTAATGCCAAGTCTATTCATTTCTCTATCAAACTTCTTAACATCATCACCGTTCCACAACCAACCTTCTAAATCGTCTCTCATCCAAATGGCTAGTGTAGGATAATCGTCATTAATTGCTTTTGGATATTTTTGTTTAAATATTCTTACTATTGTTTTGTAATGATTAGCATCTCTAATAGCTCTTAACGCAGCAAACAAGTCATCTTCATCTGTTCCTATACCTTTAACAGCATCATAAATATCGTCAACAATGCCTTCATCTACTTTAGGATCAGTTTCAGCTGACTTATCTTTATTATTTTTTTGATCATCTTTTTCATCGTCGCCAGTAACGTCTGCAACTTCTCCGTCAGTTCCGCCAACACCACCTTCTTGGTCATTTACATCTGGATCTTCTTCACTACCTACAGCGTCAACTGACCCATCATTGGCATTTGGTTCGTTGTCTTGTCCTGCACCATCGCCTTTATCTGTATCAGCCTCACCATCTGAATCAACTCCTGGATCTGCTTTGGCTAATTGTTTTGCAACAAGGATGCATTCTTCACGATCTTTATATCCTTGCTCTACAGTAGACCCATCTGATTGTCTAACACTATCGAGATATTGCTTGCCGTCTGGACCAATAATTATATAAGTGGCGTTGTTATCTAATGATCCAACAGTGTATCTACCGTATTCTTGATAAACTTTAAAGTTTTCAGGGAGATTAGTATTTGAACTTTCGCCTGAGCCTTCTTCGCCTTTGTCATTTGATTCTTCTTCTTTTTCGCCACATAGTTTTTCTATAGTGTTTGGACCAGCATCACCGTCAACTGTTAAGTTATTTTTTTCTTGGTATGTTCTTACTGCACTTGTAGTTTCAGGACCATATTTTCCGTCAACAGCAACACCTAGTAGTGTTTGTAATGCTTTAACTGCTTCAACTTCGTCAGGATCGTTTTTCAATCCGCCCTTGCCTGAACTAGCAAAAGCTCTTAGCGTGTCACATTCAGTAGAATTGTTATTTTTTATATCTGTTTTAGGAGCCTTTTCAATTGCGGCAGCTATTGCATCTGTATCTACATTTAAAACTTCATCTGGTGATAATTTTGTTGTCTTAGCTATTGCAGATGATGCTCTAGCAACTGTGTCTTTAGATAATGATAAATTTCCACCTTCTAACTTTCCACTAGCAACCATTTGTTCTAAATCGTCTAATAAGTCTGCTAATTTTTTTGTTTCTTCTGCAGACAATGCTTCATTTATTACTTGAGAATTTTCTAATAGATATTTTCCAATGCTACTTTTAAAAGATAAACCTTCATTCATTTTATCTAATAACGCATTTATTTCTTTCATTACAGCAAACGCTTTTTTAGATACTTCAGCTTGATCCATTTTTGCGTAAGGGTTAGGTTTTTTACTAGCATCACTTGCACTAGCATCAGCTGTTTTATCACCAGCTTTCGCATTTGGATCTGTTTTAACTTTGGAATCGTCTTTGTCTGAGGTTTTATTTTCTATATCAAATTTTTCAGCTCGACTTTTAGGAA